TGACGAACACGCTGCTTTAGCTGTTCAGATCAACCGTGTTGCTAACTTGATCGCTCAGCGTACACGTCGTGGCGCTGGTAACTGGGCAGTTGTAAGCCCAACAGCATTGACAATCCTACAATCTGCTACTACAAGCGCATTTGCTCGTACAACAGAAGGTACATTCGAAGCTCCAACAAACACCAAGTTCGTTGGTACATTGAACAATGCTATGAAGATCTATGTAAACACATATTCAACATCTGATGATGTTCTTATTGGTTACAAAGGTTCCAGCGAAAGCGATGCCGCAGCGTTCTATTGCCCATATGTTCCATTGATGAGCAGTGGTGTTGTTTTAGATCCATCAACATTCGAACCAGTCGTATCATTCATGACACGTTATGGTTATGTTGAATTGACAAACACAGCATCATCTCTTGGTAATGCTGCTGACTACCTAGGTAAAGTTGCAATCACAACAGCTAAAGTTAAATTTAGTTAATCAACCTACAGGTTGTCAAACCAATCAAAGGGCTCTTCGGAGCCCTTTTTTTATATCGGCTAAATACTATGTCGGCCTACATAGGGTAGGTTATTATGCAGAACCCCACTGCGTAGACCTAGAACGTCACTTTTTAAGGAGAAAACAAATGGGACGTCCATTAAATAAGAAATATTTTGGTAACCGTAATATCGGTACCACAGGCACTGATAACGATAACGGTATTGGTGGTCAAGGCGTAGCAAGTGTAACAATCAGCGGAAGTTGGTCTGGTTTTACTCAAGCTACTTCAACAGTTACATTCACTGCTCCAGAATTACCAGGCGGTGTTACAGCTACTGGTACTGTTACAATTACAGCAGGTGCTCCAACATTAGTTACAATCACTAACAAAGGTTCAGGCTATACATCTGCTCCAACAGTTACTATTGCTGACAGCGATGTTGGTGCAGAAACAACAGGTACAGCAACAGCAGTATTAACAACCGATACTGGCGCACCGGGAACAACTACTAATCAAGAAAATGGTATTACCTGCTATGCGTTTGTAACCGGCGGCAGCAGAAAAGTAGCTGATATTATCAAACAAGTATCAACAGATCGTTATAAAGTAAAAACAGCTGACGGCACAATGATTTGCCAACTGGTAACAGACGGTGTTGCCAATGCTGCTGGCGAGATGGATATTACTGCTGTAGACACAGCTGGTAAAACATATTACGTTTCTAAACTTACAGCTCACAGAGCAAGATTGCACAGATATGGCGCAGCTGGACATGTATTCCCAGATGCAGCAAGCCAAGCATGGTCATTTGATGCTGCAAGTACAGGATACGTACAGATTCAGAACGCATAATTTTAGGAAATAGTAATGTCTGTTAAAATTGTTAAAGTTCAAAGTGGTGACTACAAACTAGTAGTAGGTTCTGTAAATCCGCAGACTGGAATTCCATCTGCTGGTAACATCACGTTTGACACTAATCCAACAGGACAGGTAGGAGACGGCAAGGTCACTATTAAAGGTGATCTTGAAGTTCTCGGAACAACTACCACAGTTAATTCTGAAACTGTAACAATTGAAGACAATATTATTGATTTAAATTTTGGATGGAACGGTAGTACTACTCCTGGACGAAGTTCAGGTATTTGGATTAATCAAGCACCAGGCGATCCTGATATTCAGCTCGTCTGGGAACTTGATGTACTGAGTACTGATCCTAGCGGTAACACAAATGCAGCAGGCAATGCTGACGGAACACTGGTTGTTAAAGATGGTCTTAATAATTTAAGAGCTATTTCTACCAATAGTATTAATGCAGCACCAGTTAAGTTAGGTGCAGAAGGTTGGAGTCAAAGTAACGATCTTGCAATTAAAGTTGGTTCAGACAAAGTTATTAAAATAGTTGACAGCGGTGCTTACGAGCAACGAGTATTAGAATACAGTAAGTTGTTTACTGTGTTATCAATATCAACAACTGGAAGACTAGCCAACGTTGCAACTATTACCACTGTTGGCGCACATAATTTAATTCCAGGCAACATTGTCGACGTATTCTGTACTAGCAATGCTAGTTTCAACGGGTCGTTCGTAACTGTTTCAACCACACCAACACCAACATCGTTTACATATTCTAACTTTGGTTTTGACGTTACTGCTGGCCCATCAGGCAGTGCCACAGGTACTATTAAAGTTAATGCTGTTAAAGATGGTAATATTATTCCAAACATGAGAGCTGTTGCAGACTATGCATTCAGCGCCTTATCGTCTTATGTTTCAAATAGAATTCAAGAAAATGATACTAAAGTACAGACCTATGATTTTGACACCAGCGGTGTAAGTAAAATTTCTTTTGAAGTTGACGGCACACAAAAAGCATTCATTGATAACTTTGGTATGACATTTGGTAATATTCAAATCACTACCAACGGTATCAGTAATATTTCTAACGATAATATTATTATTGACAACGTGCTCAATATCCAAAATAGAATTGGTACTCCAAGTACGCCAGTAGGTTATGTTAAATTGTATTCAAAGAATGCGCCAGGTAACGGAGGCACAGGTTTATTTTTTGTAAATACTTTAGGAACAACAGATGAATTAATAAGCAAGACAAGAGCTCTGCTTATTTCATTGATAATTTAAGGACAAGAAATGTCAATTTCAAGCACACTATTAAGTAATACACCTGTAGCTATAAGTCCTAGTCTTTCTCAAGATGCCGCAATCACAGTGATGTTTTTTTGCAATCAGAACGTTCCTGTTGTAGGAAATCCTACAGCAGGTCAAGAATTTATAAGCGTGTATGCTGTAGCCAGTGGAGATACAACATCTCTAACGAACAGAGTAGTAAATGAAGTGCCGATTGAAGCCGGTGATACATTTACATTTTCTGCTGAAAGATTAGTTTTAAGCCCAGGTGATAGAGTTTGGGCTACGACAACAAATGCTGGTAATGTCAGCGTAACTATAAGCTATGTGACAATTTAATTATGAAATATCTTCGTAGACACAACGTAAACCTTGGTAGTATCATAGATGATACTATTTTACAAAGCCCGGATGGAAATGTTGAATTAAATCCAACACAAAAGGTAACCATTAGAGGTGACCTAGATGTTATTGGAAAAATTCCAGGCCCAGAAATTACCAACGTACTGTATGTTACTATGGACGGCAGTGATGATAACGACGGTAAAGGAATGGGTTCTGACCAAGCATTGCGAACAATTAAAAAAGCCTGTGCAATAGCACAAGAAGGTACAACAATTTATGTAAGAAGCGGTGAGTACTATGAAGACAACCCTATTAGAATGCCACCTCGTGTGTCTATTATAGGTGACAGTTTAAGAAATACAATTTTAAGGCCTCTTAACGGTCCTAAAATTTTTAGAATTACCAACATTCAAAAAATAAGTGAAGTTGTAACTATCACAGTATCAGAACCTCACGGACTTACTACAGCAGATAGAATTCGTGTAAGATGTACAACAGATGACAGAGTTGACGAGACTGATGTAAACATCAGCGAATATACAGAATATACAATTAGTTATAGAAAATCTGGAGCCAATGTTCCATCTACACCAGCAACTGGTCGAATTTTAAAAGGTGAAGATTACTTCCAAGTTAATAGTGCATGTTATATCGCACAGTTAGTTTGGAGAGGTTTACAAGCGCCAGCATACTGCGTAGTCATTGACAGCGATGCTATCATTGACACATCACCGTACATTCAAAACTGTTCAAATATTAACGGTCCTTGGTTAAAGAATGGAACAGAATGGTTACCATTCCAGTCTACACAGCCGGACCTTAATGGAACTCCTGTATCAGGACCAAGACCCTTACGCGATGACGAGATTGATCCAACACAAGTAGACGAATATGCTGTCGACATTGAAGGTGCTGGTTGTGGAATGTTAATTGACGGTGATAGATATAGCAGTCAAAGTCCAATTAAGTCCATGGTTGGTGATGCGTTTACACAAGTTGCACAAGGTGCCATCGGCTTCCATATTACTAACTTTGGCTACATGCAGTTGGTATCATGTTTTGCGGTTTTCTGTAATAAAGGTTTCTACACTACTAGAGGTGGATACCTATCTATTTCAAACTCGGTTTGTGACTTTGGCATTACCGGCTTTGAAGCTGACGGATACTATCTTGATCCTTACAGTTCAGGTATAACAACTCAAGATTATTTCTCTACAGTTGGTGCTATTACAATTAATACCCCCGGTTCAGGATTCCTAGTTGCACCAAGCATTACTATTGATCCTCCTACTGTACCAGGAGGTATACAGGCCACTGCTGAAGCAACCATTGATCCAATTTTAGGTATCATCAACGTTATCTCTGTGACCAATCCAGGCTTTGGATACGACTTCCAACCTCAGGTTACAATCACTCCTGCTCAAGGAGCATCAGCTACAGTTAACCTAGCTAAAAACTTATTCATAGAAGTATTCAATCTTGCTAATAAACCGCAGGTTGGTTCTTTAATGCTAGTTGGAAATATTGATCCTATAACAGGCAATGAAGTAGGTTTTTACGTTTCGGCTACTACTAACAGTTCGTTTGCTTTTAAGTATGATGAACAAAAGTGTCGTCGAGACGTAGGTATCATTTTAGAAGCAGTTCTAGCAGATGCAGTTTTAAACACTAACCATCAAAGTGTGTATGCAGGTTTAAGTTATCTTCGTTCATACTCAAGTAAAGTTACTAGCTTACAAAAATCGCAGACAATTGCTGGTTTGCAAGAAGCAAAAAATCAAGCTCTTACCTACACCAGCGATGTTACAATGCAAACTAGAATTGCAGATAACTTTAATATAGTTACAAACATTATTAACCTAGGTGTAGCAGGTGCTGCCACAGTTTCTCTCAACCCAACAACACCTAGAGATCCAGGTTTCTACGAAGCTGGACAAGCATTATTAGCCAACAAGACATTTATTCAAGACGAAATAGTTGCATGGCTAGCAGATAGATTTGGTACTTTTAACTTTGACAGTGCAAAATGTAAACGAGATGTTGGTTTAATTTTAGAAGCAGTAATCTACGATTTTATTTTAGGCACTAACCATTTATCTAGAACTGCTGGTCTATCTTACCTACGAAGCTATTCAACTACAGTCACAGCAGATCAAAAAGCTCAAACAATAGCTGGCTTAAATTATGCTAGAGATAGAGCTAATTTATTACACAACAGCGCAGTTGCAGCCGCAGCAATAATTGATAATTTTAAAATTGTCACAGACATTATAGATGCTGTTGATCCTGCTGCTGCTCCATTAGTAACATTTATTGATCCTGTAGCAACAGTGGATCAAGGTTTAATTGATGGTGCAAGACAATTAGAAATTAACAAAGAATTTATTAAAGAAGAACTTGCTGCCTATGTTCGTGATATTATAGGAACTCCGAGTATTCCTGGCTACGATGAAATTAAATGCAAGCGGGATACAGAATACCTAATTGATGCTATTATATTTGACATGATGTACGGAGGCAACAGCGCCACGGTTACAGCAAGTAATTCATACTTTAACCCCGACGGCACTAGCGTTATCCCAGATCAAGTAACTGCTCACCAACAGACATTTGGTAGATTGAAAGCAGTTATTGGTTACATTGTTCAAGCAGATAATTTAAGTTGGACTAAATCTGTTAGTAACTCTGCTGTACAAGATGTAAGTCAGACAGCAGGCAATCCTCTTGCAGGATCGACTGCTGAAGACCTAGTACAAATCACAGTTGACATTATCAGTGGAACTGCTATTTCTGGAAGCGCATTGGCAGCCGAAAGAATTGGAGATAGTGTTGTTGAGATCAACAGTATTATTAACGGCAGTACTCCTAGCATATATGTTTATGATGATCCAACAGGATATAGTCCTGATTGGTTCCATGCAAGAAGATTGTTAAGACTTAACAAAGATTTCTTAAAAGCTGAAATTACAGCATGGATTGATTATAACTATGTGAATTTTAATTTACATTACAATCCAGTAACATGTAGCAGAGACATTGGATATATTGTCGATGCTGCTGCTTATGATTTAATTACAGGTTCAAATTTTGCTAGCGTAGTTGCAGGTAACGCCTATAACAGAGGATTAGCGTCAACCGGAATTGTATTATCTACACAAAAAATTCAGACATTAAGTTCTGTTAACTACGCAAAAGCAAGAGCACAAAGCTATATAGCAGTAAGCCTTCAAGACGAAATTGCTGCTTCATTTGATACTATTGCTGATTTATTAGATGGCGGTACTACGCCTACAATAATTTTTCCTGATAACAGTAACACCACAGTTGATGCTGCAACGTCAGCTACAACTTTACAAGCTAATAAAACAACTTATCAAACTGGTGTTGCAACATTTTTGCAAACTAATTATCCTACAGAGTGGGCAGCGTTGGGACCTACTGGACAAGCAGCTTGTAATAGAGATGTAGCAAATATTGTAAACGCAATTACCTACGACGTAAAATATGGCGGAAACTGGCAGTCAGTTATTGCTGGCAATGCTTATTATAGTTTTGGAGCTCTTATAATTGATCCTGCTGAAAAGTTAGTAACATTGGCAGCATACGGACATTTAAAATCTTTGTTAGTTGCAGATGTGCAACTGTCTGTTCAAACTCAAGTTGACAACAACATGGATGACATTATCAACATAGTTGATACTGGAACAGCACCAACAATAACATACCCGGCAAATATCAGCAATCCTATTGTGTCGGCAAACTTTACACTACTTGAATCAAATAAATCTACAATTCAAAGTGATACAATAACTCATATAACTAATACATTTGATAGCTTTAGCTATGACATTGTAAAGTGTGAGCGAGATGTTGAATATATTATTGATGCACTGGCTTTTGATTTAACCTACGGTGAAGTAAGCGGGTGTAATCTAGCAACACAAATTATCTGCAGATCTTATTTTAGCTTTGGAGTATTTGTAGAGCCAGTAGGAGAATTAACACCTTCAGTAAATCTGTACAACTATGTTAAATCTATTATGCCCTATATTTTAATAGGAGATAGTGGAAGTTGGACACCGTATAACAGCACTGAAACACAGGTTACCACAGGATTACCAGGCGGAGTAGCCGCTGCTGTATTTGTTCAGTCAAGAGTACAGGAACTAATTAATACATTTAATACTGGCAGTGCGCCAGCAACTATTTCTCCAAGTACTAGTTGGGTGTCGGCAGAATTAGTCACTGCAAGAACATTATTGAACGCTGCTAGAAACACTATTAGATCAGCAGCAACTGAGTATATTGATCTTACATATCCAACACTGGTTTATAATAAAACTATATGTTCTCGAGACGTGGGATATGTAGTTGATGCATTAGGTTTTGACTTAATGTTTAATTCAAACTACCTATCAATACAGTCTGGCATTTCTTATAGAAGAGGCACAACATCTACACAGGTAGTTATTAACAGCCAAAAAGCAGAAACAATAGATACATGGAACTTTGTTGGATCAAGAGCAGCTAGTATTGTAAGTTCTGACGTTGGTATTCCAATAGTAAAACCAACTTATGCAAATGGTGTTAACTACCTTGTCTATGATAGATTCACAAGCAAAGTATTACAAGATATCACTACAATTCAGTTTGATACTATAAATTATCTTAAGAGAACATTTGGTAATTTTGGATATGACCTAGGAAAATGTACTAGAGATATTGCCTATATCATTGACGCAATGGCCTACGACTTAACCTATGAAGGAAATAGTCAAACAATTAATGCTGCATTAGCCTATGCTGAAGGTAGTGTTCTTGCTGACGACATTGAAGAAACTCTAGCAGCCTATGTATACTGGAAATCATTTGTAGGTAAAATTGTTAAAAATCAAACAGTAACTCCATCACCAGGTAATTCTACACCGCAGGTGATTAGTACACCTTTAGGATTCCCTATAGATCCAAACGGACCTGCATTAAAATCAGAAGACCTGTTACAAATCATCAACGATGTTGTCGATCATAGAACTGGATATGTTCCAGACCCCGAACTTAAACCAGATTTGAACAACGGTGATCCAACTCTACAAATACAGAGAGCCATTGTTTTACAAAACAAATCGCAAATTCAAGAAGACACAATCTTGTATTTGAATACAACATATGGTGGATCAATTAAAGTTTTCACTTATCCAGCTATTCAAAACTTGTTAAGTGGAACTACTATAAGATTCTATAACGTAAGCACAGTTTCAACAGCATCAACAGCTCTAGAGTATGTTGGTTCGGGCGTTACTTATAATGCGCTACCGTTCTTTGGTGGTGAACCTGTACCGTCTAAAGAACGAGTTGAAGTAAACAACGGTAAATGTTTTACTGTTACCAGCGACCAAGTTGGTAACTATAGAATTGGTAGTTTCTTTAGCGTTAATGCTCTTACAGGTGAAGTTACCATTGATGCTGAAAACTTAAACCTATCAGGTCTGGCAGCTATTGGTCCGTTTAAACGTAACGGTATTCCTGTTGGTGTGCAGCTTCGAGAAGTCAGTGCTGATCCTAACTTATTAGCCAGTACAGGTGTTTCAGACGTTAACACAGCTCCTACTCAGTCTGCGGTAGCATCCTATACACAAACTAATTTCTTAAACAAAGTTGAAGCAGTTGATCAAACTGTTGCAGGCACAGTTACTACATTCCAAGGCGATATTGGATTAGACGGCGGCGAAGTTTACGCAGACGTAGCAACTGTAAACTTTATGAATAGAGCTAACAAAGATTCTATTCTTGAAGACGGCCCAACATTTATTAATGCGTTCCTTGGTGCTACTGAAATTACCATGGGTAATCCAACCAGCACAGTAACTCTTAATAACGATCTTACACTCAATGGTTCTACATTAGCGACCACTGAATCTCTATTCAATATTATTAACACAGATGCAACCACAGTCAATGCATTTGGTGCAGCTACAACATTAAACATTGGTAGAACTGACGGTACTTCAAACATAAGAGGTTCTGTAGTTAATTTTACCCATGCTGTAACTACTAATTTTAATGCTAATAATCCTACATTGTCTGCCAGTACTTTAGGCAGCACATTGACATTATTTGATACATCAGTGGCAACAGTTAACGCATTTAGATCTGCAACCAGTATCAACATGGGTGAAACCAGCGGTACTACAAACATTGAAAGTGCTAATACAAATGTCTTTGGAGATCTGCAGGTAAGAGGCGGCGACCTTACCACTAATCAATCAACATTTAATCTATTAAACACCACTGCCGCTACTGTTAATGCATTTGGTGCAGCGTCAACTATTAATATTGGTGCTGCCACAGGAACTACTACTGTAGCTAACGATTTAGATGTAAATTTAGATACTACATTAGGTATTGACACTTTATCTCTTACAACAATTAACGGTATCCTTACTGTTAATATGCGGGACAACGTGTCTGCAGGAGTAGAAGTATTAGAAGGCATTAATAGTTATTTTAAGATCACTACTAACGATAACAGTGAGTTAATAACTTTTGGCGTAACACCAAAAACTACTTTCCTCAATACCACAGACGCTACAAATACAACAACTGCGGCTAACACGTTTGCCGGCGGCGTTGGCATAGCAAAGAAATTATATGTTGGAACAGATTTAACAGTTTTAGGAAATACATCGTTTGGTGATAATCGTACATCTGACACACACCAAGTAGAAGGTTCAGTCACAGTTAATCTTCCAGACAATACTGCTTCAGCTTACCTAATTAAAGAAAACACACAAAATTACATAGTAATAGACACTTCTGATACTGCTGAAGCAGTTAAGTTTGATCAAACACCTAGAGTTTTAATTCTCAATACTTCAAACAGTACAGACAAAGATACTGGCGCTCTAGTAGTAGAAGGTGGAGTTGGCATTGAAAAGAATCTTACTGTTGGTGTAGATTTAAATGTAGACAGAGATGTAATTATAACTAGGGACCTTGCTGTAAATGGCGGAGATATTAGTTCAACTGCTACTACGTTTAATCTATTAAACAACACAGTTGCTACACTCAATATTGGCGGCGATGCTACAATAATTGAAATTGGTGCTGCCACAGGCACAACTAACATTAATCACAACCTTGATGTTGATGGAGATGTTAACATTGATGGTGGTGATCTTACTGTAAGTACTGCTACTTTTAATCTAGCCAATGCTAATGCTACTACTGTAAATTTTGCCGGAGCTGCCGTAGCAGTTAACGTTGCAACAAATGCAACTACTAATTCTACACTATCATATGGTAATGTTGCACAAAGCGGTAACACTATAAATCTAGCTGGACCTACTAGCGGCACAGTTAACTATACTACTGAAGTAACATCAGGAACAGTTAATGCATGGCAGACTGTAACTGGAACTATTAACATTGGTTCTAACGGAAATATTAATTTAGGTACTAATGCTGGCGCTATTACCACAGTTAAAGTTGGTGCAAGTGTAACTGGTAACATTTTAAAAATTGCTGGTACACCTAGCGGAACTGTTAATTTTACCACAGACGTTACATCTGGTACAGCAAATATCTTTACCAGCATAACAGGCAATGTTAACATTGGCGGACAAAGTGCTGACGTATACATTGGAGATACTGCTGGTAATAGTATCCTTGAAATAAGAGGTAGCTCATTAAGCGGTGCTTCTACTATTAGAACTAACACTGGTGTTACTACAGCTAACGTTTATAATACAGTAGTAACTACTGGTAACTTGTTTGGATCTGCAACCACTGTTAACGTTGGTGCTGCTAGTTCCACTGTTAACATTGGTACTACATCTGGCGACAGTGTATTAGAAATAAGAGCAAACACCGCTGGCGGCACAGCAACAATTCGATCAAGTGCAGGCGGACTTACTGCCAATGTGTTCAATGGTGTATCAACAACCGGTAACATATTTGGTGTAGCAACTGCAATTAATACTGGTATTAACGCTGCCTCAGCTAGCACATTTACATTTGGTCCAGCTATAACCGGCAACACATTTAAAGTTGGCAGTACTGCCAGCGGCACAATTAATTACACTACTGATGTAACATCAGGTACAGTTAATGCATGGCAGTCAGTTACTGGCACAATCAACATTGGTGCTAGCGGAACAATAGTTCTAGGAACAAGCACTTCTAATGCAACAACAGTTAATGTTGGATCAGCTATTACAGGTAATACTCTTAAGATTGCCGGAGTAGCAGCAGGTACAGCTAATTTATCAACTGATGTAACTACAGGTACTGTAAACTTGTTTACAAGTTTAGATGGAGGCAGCACATTAAATGTTGCCACTGCTGGTGCTTCAACAGTTAATCTAGGCGGCACTGGCTCAACGGTAAATATTAAAACATTAACACTGACTGCTGATCTTGAAGTTCAATACGGTGGTACAGGACAGAGTAGCTTTACAACAAATGGTGTCTTATACGGACAAAATACAAGCGGTCTAGCAGTAACGGCCGCCAGTGATCCAGGCGTAGGTAATGCTACAACAAGTTATGGAATACTAACAACAGATGCAAGTAACGTGCCTGTTTGGACAGATACGATAGATGGCGGAAGTTATTAAGGGCGGAGGGGAAACTCTCCTTGACCCGCAGGGCGACGAAAGTCTTGACCCAACCTTTTTAGGATGACAACATGGCAAGTAGAATTAAACACAAGCGTTCCAGCGTAGCTGGAAAAATCCCAGTTGCTGGAGACCTTGAAGCAGGCGAACTAGCTCTTAACTCAAACGATGGTAAAGTTTTTCTTAAGAAAGACGATAATAGTATTTTAGATATTACTAGTACTATTTTTAAAAATGACACTAGTGTAACAGTAACTGACACTGGAAGTAATGGAGCAATTACTTCGGTAGTAGACGGAAATACAGTTTCATCTTTTACTAGTAATCACATAGGGTTTACTCAAGATACCAGTGTTGCAAATGCAAAAGAACTTCAGTTTAAAGAATTAACAGCCAACGGCATTAACTATGTAGGTGTTCGAGCACCAGACAACCTTGCCGGTAACTACACATTAAAATTACCAACAGCCACAGGTGCTCTTAATCAAACGTTGGTAACTAATGGCAGCGGCCAGCTACTATGGGCAGATGCAGACTCGTTTGGCGGAAACAGAATTTATGTATCAAACTCTAAAGGTGACGATGCCAATGACGGAGTTTCGGCTCCTGTAAAAACTGTTAAACGAGCACTTCAACTAGCATCGGCACAGGTCTATACTGCATTAGGAATTCCTAATGGACAAAGATTTGTAGTAAGTGTAGCCGCTGGTGATTACTACGAAGACAACCCTATTATTATTCCAGACAATGTCAGCGTCTGCGGAGACAGCCTACGTGCATGTATTGTACGTCCATTAAACGCTAACCAAGACATGTTCCGTGTGCGTAACGGATGTTATTTTACAGAATTTACATTTAGAGATGCGTTAAGTGCAGGCATTCCTAGTTTTACTTTTAACTACGCAGTGGCATTTGATGATCCACTTGATACTACTGTAAGTCGGGTAGGTTACACTTACTTGTCCAATGACAAACCAACAATTCACACTTCTCCTTATATTCAGAACTGTTCTATTATTTCATTCTTGGGCGGTAACGGTGTACTAGTTGATGGCAGTAAAGTCGATACACCAAACACTCCGCCAGTTGCTATCGAAGCAGAAAATCCTGTAGTAGGTGCAACACCACAACAGGGTAAGTCAATGGTTGCCAACGCATTTACCATGTTAAGCTTTGGTGGTACTGGATGGCGTATTATTAATGATGCTTACTCACAAATTGTTTCATGTTTCCAGATTTTCTTATTGAACGGTGTCTATACACAAAGTGGTGGCTACTGTTCTATTACTAACTCTGCTACTAACTTTGGTTTATATGCTCTACGTGCATCTGGTTATAGTCCGCTGAGTTTTGACTTTGACAGAGGTTATATCGGAACAACTGGTTCGTTTCAAGGATATCAAACTATTACAGCTTTTGGTTTTACAAGACCAGAAGGCCCAGTTGAACACTTTATTGTAAGAGTTATTGATCCTGTATTCACCTACGATGTTGCTAAATGCGAACGTGATGTAGGCTATATCATAGATGCTGTTCGATATGACATGATGTTTGGCGGCAACTTTAGAGCACTCAGTGCCGGTAGATTATACCTTTTAGGATCCGCATCTGTAGTCACTACTGCACAAAAAGATATTACAATTAATTCTTACATATACCTAAAAGGTATACTTGCAGGCTATGTATCAGATAATCCAACAGCATTAGACAGAGTTAATTCAGCAATGAATTTAATTATTGGTATTATTGCAGATCCAGAAGAAGCTCTAGCTAATACTAATCTTGTAGATCCTACTGGATACGACACTGGATATTTTAATGCTAGAAGATTGGTTGTTGCAAACAAAAACTTTTTAAAAGCAGAAATTGCTGCGTGGTTAAACGTCAATCAAAATGCAGTTTGGTCTGCGTTAAGTTCAACCGTTAAAGCTGAATGGCAAGCTGATGTTGGTTATATTGTTGATGGGTTAGCCTACGATTTAACCTATGGCGGTAACCTTGAGTCGGTGGTAGCAGGAAGAAATTCCGTTGGATTTACATTATCAGGATCGCAAAAAACAGCTATACTAGCAGCCTATGCTTATCTTAAATCTATTGTTGATGATGTTGCACAAGCTGTAAGCATTACACCTTCAGCAGGCAATGGTCAAACACAAGACATCAGTGGTACTGCTGGTTCTAGCGGTGCCGCTGTGTTTGCTCAAGATAGAATACAAGATATCTATGATACAATTAATACAGGAATACCTGTTGCCGATATCGCACCTAGCACAGTTTGGGTTTCTGACGGTGACTTAATTGTTAAAAATAATACGCTAGTAACTAACACCGCAACAGTTAAAACACAGGTCAGCACATATGCAAGCCTTAACGGCATTGGTACAGACCTAACAGACAGTTATAAAACTACACTACCAGCATTCCTTGAAGTGTCATTTAATGCAGCCACTGCTGTGACAACTGGTCAAGCACCCTCTGGCGGTATATTTACTATTAACACGCATGGATTTCTTAACGGTGCAGAAATAATCTACAGCAGTGAAGGAAATACTGACATTGGTGGATTGTTTAATGGTGATACTTATTTTGTAAAATATATTGATGCTAACAGTTTTACTCTCTGCTATGATGATAGTCTGTCACGAAATGTAAGAATTCTTTCTGTGAGTTCGGGAACACACAAATTCCGTAAACAAGATTACCAAGTAGTAGTCAACGAAAGATTAGATTCACACAATGTTTTCCAAGATATTGTTCTTACACCAGGCGTATATTCATTTACAGCCAGTGACGTTCTAGAAGGTGTAAGCAACGGACTTCCAAATGCTGCCTATGTTTATAGCTATGATGCAGCCACTTATACATTAACTGTCTGTGTCAATGAAGTTACTATCAACAGTGCGTCTGTAAGAAACGTTTTCTTAAGTACAGGATCAATTACAAAAATTAATGCAACAGTTGTAAGCATAGCACTTACATCAGCATCACGTAGATTTGATTTATATGGATCAAGGTTTAGTGTTATACCAACAGTCACAGGTGGAGCATTTACTGGAACAGGAACATTACCTGGAAAGAAAGTTCACTTCCACCGTCCTAGTATTACAAACAGTTCAGGACATACTTGGGAATATGCAGGTTCTGGTATAGACTATAACGCTCTACCACAGAACGGTGGACAAACTCAAAGTAGATATGAGCAATATAGAGAAAATGCTGGTCGAGTTTACTCATCTGGCACTAACGAATTAGGTGACTTTAAAGTTGGTGACTTTATTACAGCGTTTAACAGAACTGGTAATATTACTTTCCGTAATAAAGTTACAGTTGACACACTCGATGTGTTGCGACTAGCATTGAGTAATATTGAAATTACTGGAATTTCTACAGACGTTGACCTAGGTGAAAACGAAGTTGGCGGCCCTAGTGATGCTAGATTAAGCACACAGTTAGCAATGTGGAGTTATGCTAATAATAGACTAGGTTCATTTATTGACAAGACTGTGACCACAGCCGCTATTCCAGGCTCAATTGTTCAATTAAACAGTAATGGTCAGATCAACAGTGATCTTATTCCGACACAAAGAAACTTTACAAGTTTTATTTCTCCAGGATATGGATCAAGATTAACACAGGTAGACAATGTTCCTGCAAGCGACATGCAGGCGGGTGATATTGCAACTGAAAATTTTCATCAATACGAATTAAATTTGAGTGGTAGTCTTGGTACTGCATTTACTGACGGATCTCTAGTAGTTCAAGCAGTGACCGGAGCAACAGGATACCTAAAAGGCGACTACGCCAGCAGCGCCACTACAATTATTGTTGCCAGCATTTACGAAGATTTTACAGTTAATTTTACAACCGGTGCTGCAAACACACTAACAATTGCATCAACTGCAACCGGTGCGTATCCAACACTTGCTACTAAAACTTCTCAAAGTCCTAACTACTTTTTAAGAAATGCTACAACTAGTCAATATTTGATTATTCCTAATACTGGCTCAGTGACATTTACTTTGGCAACAATCAGCAAAGCATTTGTTTATAACAACTATGCATATATCACAACTACTGGTTCACATAGTGCTGTTACAGGTAACCAAGTTCGTGTTAATGCTGTTTCAGCAGCCTATGATGCATCACCATTTGTTACAGTAACATCATCTACTGAATTTTACTACCCGCAGATTACTGCATCATCTACTGCGTCTGCTACTACAACTGCCACAGCAACATTAGACGGTGCAGCAAGTGCTGGCACCATGACCGGTAGTGTTCCGGCTGCTTCTCTAACAGGAACAATTACTGTGGGAGATTATGTATTTGATGCCAGCGGCACAATTCCAAAAGGTAGCAAAATTACCACAGTGAACATGGCAGTTGATCCAAGAACGTTTACAGTTACATTCCCAAGTAATAGCACAGTTGCCAGCACAAATACTGCTACGTTGTCATTCTTTACTCCTGCTACAGAATCAGGAACTGTAAAATCAGTGGCCACTGCCGCTGACTCATTAAGTCAAGGTGAAGTACAAGAACTACGAGCTGGTGTTCTTACTGCGGTCAACAGTCTTACACTAGTTCCGGGTTCAGGTTATGTAGCTGGAATTTATCGACGAGTACCGCTGACAAATGTAACGGGTTCTGGTTCAGGAGCACTAGCAGATCTTACTGTAAGTGCCACAGGCGCTGTCACTGATATAGATTTAGTCTTTGGTGGCACAGGCTATGTAGCTGGTAGCAATTTATCTGCTAACAATGCAAATTTGGGAGGCAGTGGATCAGGTTTTCAAATTACTACAACCGCTGTTGAACGACGTGCCTATTTAAGAATAACAGGCGGTCAGTTGTTTGTTGCTACACCAACTGCTCCTGACTTTATTGAAGAAAATAACGCTACTAAATTTAGCATAACTTCTACTAACAGCACAGTGTTTTCATTTAACGCATTGCCTACAGGTTCTGGAGGAGATGTAAATTATCTTACCAACGAAATTACATTAGTTGGACACGGATTTAGCAGTGGAGATCCTGTGACATACAGTCCTGGAGTTAACCCATCAATGGGCGGACTAGTAACTGGTAACGTGTATTACGTTAAGGTAATTGGCGTTGATACTATTCAATTATGTAGTACATTTAATGTAGGATCAGTGACTGCTGCTCCATTTGGAGCGTCATCAACTGGTACACATACCCTAACAAGATATGCAATAAATCTTACAGATAATTCAATTTATGCAGCCGCACACAGTTTAATCACTGGTGATGCTGTTCGTGTAACAAGTTTAAATATGCCTACAGTCAGCGCAGTAGCAATTCCAGATCAAACACGCTTCTTTGTTGGATCTGTAACTACAAATAGTTTTACATTACACGAACTACGAGCCGACGCACTATTAAGTGTCAACGGCAACGTAACAAATTCTACAAACATCGACGGCGCTGGATCTGGAACACTTACTTTTGTCAAACAAAATGTTCAAGTAACTGGTACAGTTAATACATCAAGCACAGATAGAAATAACTGGAACTCATTGGTTTCTAGCAACATTGATGCAAGTAATATTATTTCTGGTATTATTAGCCCATCACGCCTTGCATCCGGTACTGCAAATACTGATACATTCTTACGCGGTGATTCAACTTGGGCCACTGCGGTTAAAAGTGTTGCGGCTGCTGCGCTGAGCCCAATTACTATATTAGGGTCCGGCTCAAGTCCATTCTATGGTGCAGTCACAGTTGATATTATTAAAGCTGATAAGACTGGTGGTGCTGGTGGTTATTCATCGTTAGGTGCTGCATCATTTAATCTATCTCAGTTTGCAGTTGGTACTGGAGATGCTATCAATGCAGGTGAAGTTTATATTAAATCTGGAGTAGTTGATGCTGGTACACTAGATAATTTAGATAGTTCCTACTTCTTAAACCCAGCAAACTTAACTAGTTCAGTACCTGTAAATCGTGGCGGTACAGGAATAGGAAGTTATGCAGTTGGCGATACTGTGTTTGCTTCTGGTACGACAACATTTAACACTTTGAATATTGGTATTAGTGATAGTGTAATGACCAGTTCAGGTACAGCCCCACAGTGGAGCACAGGACTCACACTTGCTAGAAGTATATCGTTAACAGGCCCATATGTTACAACTACTAGCACTAGTGCTGCCGCAGTTTTTAACACAGGATCTAAAGTACTTAATGCTGGCGGCGATGCTACTAGTGTAAGTATTGGTTCAAATTCTGCCAGCGAAAGTCTTACTACAAATGTTAAGAGCTATACCACAGGCGGATCATCAACTACTAGCGTAACTGTCAATGTTGGCCTAACATTAACTATTGGTTCAATTGCTAGAAATGGTTCCAACGTGGCAACTATTACAACCACTGCTAATCATGGATTGACCACAGGCGACACAGTTACAGTAGTCTGCGGATCAGATTCTACATTTGATGCAAGAAATATAAGTGCAACTGTTACTGGACTTACTACATTTACTTACAGCAATACTGGTTCTACATTGCTCACAACATTAAGTTCTGGAAGTGTATATGTTGGAGCAACTGCATTGGCACTAACAACAACAGTTACGTCTGGAGCAACTGCATTGGTATTTGCAGCAACTACTGGTGTACGTGCCGGTATGTTAGTACAAGGCAGCGCAAATATTCCTGGCAGTACAACAGTAACTGGCGTAAATGGAACAACTGTTTATTTAAGTGCAGCAACAACAGGCACAATAACTGCAAGTACATCAATAGTATTCACAGATACTAATACAAGTTTAGGAATTAAAGTAGGAGATCAAATTACTCTTGCTGGTGCTGGAGTTCCAGACCTTATTGGTACTTGGCCAGTAACTAGTGCAGGAGCAGCTTCAGCTACATTTACAATTAAAACTAATGGAAGTGTTACAGCAGCGAACTTGACTAAAGCAGGTACTGTTGTAAGAGAATCTACATTGGTAATCAGAAATCGCAATGTGACTATTGGTTCAAGTGAAGCTAGCGCAACACCTGTGTCTGCGGTAATCAAAGGCGAAAACGGGGTTGGAACAAATATTGCAGGTGCAGCATTTACAGTTCGTCCGGGGTTGAGTACAGGTAACGCTACAGGCGGTGTAATTAACTTCCAAAGCGGCACAACTGGCTCAACTGGCGATACCACACAAACTGTTGTAACAAGAATGACACTTGCTGAATCTAGTACAGCAACTAGTTTAAATTTAGAAACTGCTATGACGACAGCAAACGTGTTTAATAACAACGCAACTTCGGTCGCAGCGTTTGCTTCAGCAACTACATTAACACTTGCTAACAGCGGCACGGGCGCCCGAACTATCAATGTTGCTACTAACGCAACAGCTGGCGCAAGTACATTGACATTTGGTGGTGCAGTTACAGGTAATACAATTAAACTATCTGGAACAACATCTGGAACTATTAATCATACAACTGATGTAACTACAGGTACTGTAAATCTATATACTGGTGTGACAGGTACAATTAATATTGGTGCAACAACTAGCACAATTAGATTTGGTACAGTTAATATTAACAATCAGAATTATATAAGCTCAAGCGAAACGACCGGCGTTACTAGTGTAAGTGCCGTAGCAGTTGATACATTTGCATTAGCGACTTTTAGAAGCGGCAAGTACACTCTCACAGTGACTTGTACCGCTGGTACAGATGTTAACCAATATCAGACCAGTGAAATATTAATATTACACGACGGTACTACTGCAACTATTACAGACTATGCTGTGATAAGAACTGGAAATAATTTAGTTACATTTACTGCAACTATTAACGGTGCAAACGTTGAACTACGTGCGCAGGCAACAACAGGTAATACTGTTAAAGTAAGGGTGGTAAGACATTTAAATACCGTCTAATAAATACAACATAATGGTGGAGAGTGAAACCAAATGGCAACAATAGATTTCGTCGTAAAGAACGGCCTCGTAGTGACGGAAGAGGCACAAGTATTAAGTTCAACAGATGCGTCAAGTTCAACAGACACTAACGCATCTGTATACACAGCAGGTGGTGTAGCAGTAGCTAAAAAAGCGTTTGTAGGTACTGATTTATCTGTAGGCGGTGGAGCAACAATAACTGGAGATTTAGCAGTTAATGGCGCAGACATTACAACATCAGCAACTGGTACAGCTACACTTTTTAATGCTAATGCAACGACATTAAATGTAGGTGGCGCCGCAACAACTGTAAGTATTGGTGCAGCTACTGGTACTGCTACAATAAACAATGCTAATACTGTGGTCACAGGAGACCTAGCAGTTAACGGTGGTGACCTTACTACTAGTCAAACAACATTTAATTTATTAAACACCAATGCTACTACTGTAAATTTTGCAGGTGTAGCCACAGGTATTAACGCAGGCACAAGTGCTGCTGGAGCAGTAACCGTTACCGTTGGTCCTGCTGTGACCAATAATACTTTTAAAATATCAAGCACAGCTAGTGGTGCAGTTAATATCACATCAGATCTTACCACAGGTACTTTAAATTTATACACTGGCATTACAACTGGTACTGTAAATATTGCCACAGGTGGCGCAAGTACAACTAACGTTGGTTCGGGCGCTGCCACGTTAGTTATTGGATCTAATACAGGTAACGCCACTTTAACAGTCAGCGGTAATGCTACAACTGGTACGGCTACAATTAATACTAACAACGGTGTTACCACCGCTAACGTTTTTAATACTGTATCAACTACTGGTAACCTATTTGGGGCTGGAACAACTATTGCTGTTGGCGCCAACAGTGGTACATTAACTATAGGCAATCCCACTGTTGTTGGTACACAAACCACAGTAAACCTTTGGAATACTCAAAGCACTACGGTTAATGCTTTTGGAGTTGCTACTGGCGTTAACATTGCTACCAGTGCCGCTGCCGCAAGTACATTAACATTTGGTCCAGCTGCTACTGGTAATATATTTGAAATTAATTCTGTTGCTAGTGGAACTATTAATTTAACCAGTGATGTGACTACAGGCATTGTTAATGCCTATACTGGTATTACCACAGGTACAGTAAACATTGCCACAGGCGGTGCAAGTACAACAAACATTGGTGGTGCAGCTGGCCTAGTCAATATTGGTACAACTGGTGGCGACAGTATTTTGACTATTCGAGGCAACAGCACAGGTGGCACAGGTACTATTACTACCAATGCTGGAACAGCTAGTGTATTCAACGCAAACGCATCAACAATTAATGCGTTTGGCGCCGGTACTTCTATTAACATTGGAACTAGCACTGGTACTGTAACTGTTGCTAATCCAACTATAACAATGACTAACGGTACAACGTTCAATATGAACGGCGCCAATCCTGCTATCGCTAGTTCTAATACAGGTACTGCTAGTATTTTTAATGCTAACATTACTACAATTAATTTTGGACAAGCTGCTGCTATTTCTATGGGCGGTACAAGCAGTAACGTCACCGTCAGGGGTAATCTATTAGTCAACGGAACTACTACCATAGGCGATGCTAGTGCAGATGCTGTTACATTTAATTCAGATACAATAACAGCACCAAATACATTAACAGTTAGCATTGATGATGCATCAAATGCCAGCATAAGCTATCCGTTAAAAGTTAGACATACAACTTCAGGAACTGCTGCTGCAGGTATGGGCACAGGTATTCAGTTTATAGCTGAAAACGCTGGCGGAACAAATGCCACTGGCGCAGCTATTGAAATACTTTCTACTGGAATTGCCGCCGGCGCAGAAACATTTGACCTTGTATTAAGAACAATGACTTCGGGCTCAGCAGCAGTTCAAGCATTTAGAGCAAACGCTAGCACAATCACAATAGGTGCTAATGCCACAGCTACAACTATAACAACACAGTCTAACAGTACAATGACTGTACGTCCAGGCGCAACAGGCGCTGGCAGTCCAGGTATAGCTCTTACAGTACAAGGCGGCAGTGGTGGTTCAACTAGTGGCGCAGGCGGTACAGCAATATTCCAAGGCGGAAATGCAACAACTTCAGGCACTGGCGGCGTTGCAACATTTAGATCAGGTTCGGCCGTAGGAACTAACCAAATTGGTGCCGACACTATCATTACCGCAGGTAATGGAACAGGAACAGGCGGATCAGGACTTATCGTATTTAGAACTGCACTTCCAGGTTCATCAGGACCTGCTGCCAATACAATGGCAGACGTGCTTTCTATCAGTAACCAAGGTTTAGTCACAATTCCAAATAATTTAACAGTTAACGGTAATTTAACAGTTAATGGTACAACAACAACTTTTAATTCAAGCATAGTACAAGTTGACGATAAGAATATTGAATTAGCCAGCGTTGTAGCAGTAACAGGTTTACAGGCAACACTAGCAACAGGAATTGCCACAGTTACTATTACCAGCGGATCTACAGTTGGATTAATTCCAGGACAGACTTTTACAGTAACTTCAGGCACTGGAGCATTTGGCGCAGGTGCTGTTATTCAAAGCATTGACAGCCTTACACAGGTTACCATGACTGTTAATCATCAGACTGCTGGGCCAGCTACATTTAGTTCAAGCGGTGCTACAGATGCCAGTGCTAATGGTGGTGGTATCACAGTCCTTGGTACAGCTAATAAAACATGGCAGTATGATAATACTGCTGGCGTACTAGCATGGTCGTCAAGTGAAAATATTAATTTAGTATCAGGTAAAGCTGTTAAAATTAACGGCAGCGATGTGCTTAATGCCACTGTTGTATTTCCTGGTATAGCTACAGCAGCCATTGGACACCAGAGTGCCGCAGCCACAGTTAACATTGGTGCCAATACTAGTAATAACATATTGTCAATACTAGCCAACGGCACAGGCGGTACTGCTACGCTTACTACTAATGTGACCACAGGCCAAGTTGACGAATTTACATCAGTAACTGGTACTATAAACTATGGTTCTAATGCTACTGCTATTTCAGTAGGATCATCAGCTACGGCTGCACAGACTATTAACATAGGTAACAGCAGTACGGGCGCAAGTACTTATAGATTTGGTTCTGGTGCTACAACTAATGCTACAACTAAAACTATAGAAATTGGACAAAACGGTATTTCAAATAGTATAACTAATATTAGTCTTGGCAGTAGTGTTGCAGGTGCACTGGGTACAATATCATTAAATGCTCAAACAGTTAATTTTGGATTAAGTAGTACTTCACTGGTAACTGCCTCACTTGGCGCACAGATTACAGGAAACGTATTTAGAGTAAGAAGTCCAGCAGACGGATCTGGCGCTATCAACTTTACTACAGACTTAACCACTGGTACAGTTAATATGTTTGCTGGACTAACCACAGGTACAGTCAACGTTGGTGTTGGATCAAGTTCGAGTGTAATTAACCTTGGTGGTGTTGGCGGCCAGGTTAGAGTTGGAGCAACCAACGGTGATGCAACATTGAACGTCAGCGGTAACGGAGTTTCAGGTACTGCAACACTGGCAACTAACGTGACCACAGGTACTGTTAATCAATGGACAAGTATAACTACAGGAACAATTAACTTTGGTACTGGCGGTGGATCAACTATTATCCTAGGCGGTAATGCTGCTACAGTTAACGTAGGTGGCACTGGTGGTAATGCAACTGTAAACATACGAGGTAACGGAACTACAGGTACAGCATCGCTAGCCACTAACGTGACCACAGGTACTGTAAACTTATTTACTGGAATATCAACCGGAACTATTAACGTAGGTAGTGGCGCTGGTGGTAGACTATCTGTATTGTTTAATCAAGGGTCGTCCAGTACTAGCACCGGAGCAATAGTTGTAGCCGGCGGTGTAGGCATTGTAGAAAATCTGTATGTTGGCGGATATAGTCAACATGCCAACGGTCTAGTAAGAACTAATGCACGTTTTCAAACATCAGAAAGACATCCAATGGGACACTATAGTCCAGGCGAATGTGTATTTGAAATTGATCCAACATGGACGCAGACTGAATTACAAAATTTCTTTAATACTTCAAACGTGACTTGGAACGCAGACACTACTGCGCCAGGCGGATATTGTATTCAGATTGACAGTAATCCTAGTGTGGCATCTATTGCCTACGGTTCAGGATTTCCATTAATTCCAGTTGATACTAACGACATATTTTATTGTGAAGTATGGCTGCGTAACGATCCTGGATATGTAGGGCCGGGACACTATATGGGGTCAGTTGACATCAGCGCATCTGGAACAAGTCTTGGAGGTAACCCGGGTAGCTTTGGTTACTGGGTAATGAGTAATACTGCCGCGTCTACTACTTGGACCAAGTATACAGGATATATCACAGGCTTTGGTACAGCCGTAGGACAGTTTGCAGCTAATACAAAATATTTTAGCCCAATGGCATTATTTAACTACTCATTTACATCTGGAACAAGACGTAGTTTTATTAGCGGTTGGAGATACACTAGAGTCTACAAGGCAGGTCGTAGAAAGTATGGTGATTTCCTAGCATTTAGTACGGCAACAGGACTAACTGCAACAGGCAGCAATCAAGGAACAGCATTGGCTATTACTGCTGACGTAAACAACGTTACAACAACGCCTGTAAGTTCAGGTGTAATACTTCCTTTCTGGCAAACTGGACATCGAATTGTTATACGAAACGGTGGTGTTAATAACCTTACTGTTTATCCAAACATTGGTGCTCAGATAAATTCAGCAGGCAGTAACGTAGGATTTACAATCACAACAGGCGGAACATTAGAATTTATCTGTATGACTGCAACCCAGTGGGTCACAGTATCTGCTACTTACGCTTAATTATATAAGGTCAATTACATCAAATATTGTTTGTAGTTTGTTGCGAATAGTTTTGTTACTAAAACTATTCCGCAACCCTTGATGTAATGGTTTAGGTGGAGATTCAAGTCCGGTCCAGGCATATCCGCTGTGCTCTAAACTTAATTTTGGAATAAATTCTTCATTGACTATGCACAGGTATGTGTGAAAGTTAAAAACTTTATCGTTGCTGATAAATGTTTCAATAGGTAAACTTTTAATTATTTCAGGAAGAAATCCAACTTCTTCAACTATCTCTCGTTGAAGTCCTTGCCACGGAGTTTCGGATAGTTCTGTAGTTCCTCCAACAATACTCCATACACCTTGATGTTTACCGTTGGCTTTCTGTAAGTAAAGTATTTTTTTAGTGCTTTTTGAGTAAAATATTGCACCGCTACAGACAATTTTTTCTTTAGATTCCAAGACTCCAGTTTCCTCTTTGATACTCGCCCTCAAAGCTCTTACTCCAATACACACCATTCCATTTATACTGTGTATTACTATACTCGTTGGTCATATATAAGATAATATCATTGCTCTCTTGAGCATCAAATATTACGTTCCAAGTATTGCCGTCCCACTCAATTATGTCGTCAGCTTCTGCAATAAAATCACTGCCGTTAGTATTTTTCCAAGCATCAGGACCGTCTTCATTCATATATAATTCGTATTTGATAATGCTACCTGAGGCAGCTGGATTATCTAATGTAATATAGTAGTTGCCAATTTCTTTATTATCAGGTACTCTGCTACTACCCGAGCCTACTTCAACGCCATCAACAAATATTTTATGATCGTAAACTTTTTTATGCAATACATCAGTATTGATAGTATATACGCTATTTTCAGCAGTGAACGTATCTCTAATGCCACCTCCAATGCTTTCTAAAATAAGATATCTAGTACCAGGCACTACATTAGATGGTCTAGTTCTTCTTGGATCAATTATAGCATCAAAGGTGCCTAGGTTAGATCTAAAATTTGACACGATTGGAGTGTTTGATGGATATGTGTCAATATCCCAATTTACCTGTAACACAGTATCGTCAAGTTGATTTACTGTACAATAACCGATTACGTATGTACCGTCCGGTTGTTTAAGATAAATTTTACTCAATCCTGGTTTATATAAATCAGGATATTGCTCTAAAAGCTGTAACCAAGATATGTAAGATCCATTATTTACTAATCTTATTTGATTCCCATCAACTTCAATATTATCATTGCCGGGTGTAGAATTTATATTTGATAAAGGTGTAGCGATCCATGATCCATTTAATCCTATATTGCTATCACTACCAAACCCGTCAACAAATGCATCATTTCTATCAGTTATACCGCCTAAAATACTAGTGACAATATTAGTAACAACACCAAGACGTTTTACTTTAGCTGGGGGACTAATATAGATTGGTGTTTCTAAAGATAATGAAGCGATGTCAATTTCTGTTGCCGCACCTACTGGTATACTTCTACTACTATAATTTACTTGAGTAAGGTCAACTACAGTTAAACTAGTCCAGTCAACATAATTATCTGTAGTTTGAATTTCTAAACTAGGATTAAACAGCATTAATATTTGCTCAAGTATCTGTAATTTTTGATCATTACTAGTAGACCAAATATCAACTTTTACAGATAATTTATAAGGAGTGGGCATAAGACGTTCAATAGTATAACTGTTACCTTGATTAGTGGTATAGTTTCCGTCTTGATCTACTTCGCGTTCTCTTACATGTACCTTACCTACAAAACTAGGATCTCCTAGACGACTATTATCTAATTCTAATCCGGTAATGTAGACTGATATCCTAGGGGCACTTACTACAGTATTTTCACTATTCTGATTAATGATATTAGCCACTTGTCTATCCGGATCACCATATACTACCGGAACACGTACCAGTGTTCCATCCCCGTATTTTATAACGAAGTTGCTCACTAATCTCATGATTTGCAAAAGATATCTTCTTATTTGACCATCGTAAAAATATTGCATTATAAATCAGCCTTTGGTTTAAGAGCCTTGCTAATAGCCACTCTTTCGTTTGTTGAACCAGAATATAGCTGCCATTCTATTTCATAATCAGTTGGTGCTGCTTCACTAAATGTCAACAACACTTTACCGCCAGTTCCTGAACTAGCAGTTACTGACGGAACAAGACTGTCACCAAAATTAACATTGGCAAACATACCTGCTACATAAGTTTGAGTAAGGAGATGTTGTTTAAATCCTATAAGTGTAATTTGTCTGTTAGATACAGTGGTTATGCCCGTTGTACTTACCAATTTATAAGTGCCAATGCCTCCCGAACCTGACAATATAGATTCAATTTCTACACTATTATAGACATTTGCATCAGTGGGAATTTTTGGTAAATTAAACACATACCCTGTTTTAATAATCTTACCTGGCGGCATGTAACTTACAGTAAGAACAAGATCAGTTCCTACAGTAGCTATAGATGCTGTAACTTTAAATTCTTCAACTCTATAAACATCGCTGGCAATAAATCCAACTCCAACTTTATTACTATTGTTAATAAATGTTCCTTTGAGTGTACTTCTAGTGTCAGTGTTAGTCATTGTCATGCGTACATCGTCTTCTCTTCTGACCCATCGAGCCCCATCATATCGAAATAATCTGTTAGGTAAAAAATCAGTTCTTAAGAAGAAATCACCGTCATAGGGATTATTGGGAAATTGTATTCCGTGCCCAAAGTCAACACCGTTCTCTGGAACTCCGTCACCAACTAGGTAACCTTGGTAGCCGCTGCGCTTTGGTCTCTTTAAAACTCTACTAGCATCAATGTTAGTAGATGACGAGTCTGGAGGAAAACTAGTATCGTCAACTGACTCTAGTGCAGCGTGACCAGATGCATCAACTGCTAATGTGTACAGATGTCGAGTTTCGTAACCGCTCTTGGGAGCGTCTGCTTCTGCTTGAGCAATTAATTGATCGTTTATGTCTAATACTTTTTGTTGAGTACTTAACAACTCACGCAACGTATTATTAGTTTCTTCACCAGTTACTGGATCAACAATCTTCTGATCAAAAATTTCTTTATACTGTTGACTGTCACTGATTTTAGTTAATTTTAATCTGTATAAATGAGGATACCATGTTGGACTAAATCCTTCAGCAGCTCGGCCTACATCACTGATAACATAGTATCTAGGTAGACTTACATCTAAATCGTTAAGAGCAAACTCATCTTTGAGATGCGGAATTTCTAATACATCTCCGCTAATAGGTTTGCGGCCAACAGTATTAACAAAATCGTTGATATGTATGGTCATGTACAATGTGTCGTTATCGAGAAATAAACCAAACTGACTTAAATTAAAGTCAAGATCTTGTACGTTATAAACGCCTCGTATTCTATAAATGCTAGGATCATACTTTCTATCTCGATTTTCTAAAAACAGTAGATCTTGTATGTTTTTAACATTGTACGAATCAATAGTGGGTTGATCAGCAGTACCGTTAGCTACTAGGGATGGACCCATGTATTTGTGAACGTAAACGTCTGTTCCGCCAACCTGAAACATCTCAGATGCTTGGCGATCTATAAATTTGTAGTCGTTGCCCTTTTCGGGACGGTAAAGTGATAAACGTGGCATAGTACAGTATTTATTCGATAAATATACTGGGAGACACCAATGTTAGAAATTAATGTTCAAGCTGAAAAACAGAAAGTTTACGACTATGTTCGCGCCATGCTAGGCGACGGGATGATTGACGTTGAACTTGACCCTATACACTACGAAGCAGCTCTTAATAAAACGCTATCTAGATTTAGACAGCGCAGCCCAAATGCGGTTGAAGAAAGCTACATGTTTATTGAGTTAGAAAGAGATACTAATGATTACAAACTTCCTGACGAAATTGTTGAAGTAAGATCGGTATTTAGACGATCGCTAGGAAGTAGATCCGTAGGAACAGGTACTAATTTTGAGCCATTTAATTTAGCCTATACTAATACATATTTGTTAAATGCAACAACACTTGGTGGTATTGCTACATATGATTTCTTTGCACAATATCAAGAAATGGTAGGACGTATGTTTGGTAGCTACATTGAATTTCAGTGGATTCCGTATTCGCATACATTACGTATTCTACAAAGACCGTTTACTGAAAAAGAAACATTACTGTTAAGATGCTATAATTACAGACCAGATTTTAATCTTATTAATGACATCTATGCAGGACAGTGGATTAAAGATTATACTCTAGCTATTTGTAAAGGTATATTAGGAGAAGCACGTAGCAAATTTGGAACTATTGCTGGACCTCAAGGAGGAACGCAGTTAAATGGTGCCGATCTTAAATCTGCCAGCAAAGAAGAATTAGAAAAATTAGACAAAGAACTAGAAACTCTAATCAGTGGCGGAACTGGTTATACATTTGTAATAGGTTAATATGAAAGTTCAAGAAATTATCACCGAAGCAAAAGTAAAACAGGCTAAAATGACCAAGCGTCAAAATCAGTCTACTCGAGGTGTACACACATTTGGAGACGCAGAAAGAGCTAACAGTGACTATGTTCAATTTCGTGTAGGCATGGCGGCGGCATCGACCGATGGCAAAACAATGCCTGACATAGATGCTAAAAGTTGGATTGGCAAACGCAAAGCTGCATTTCCTTATACCAAAGAAGAAGCAGACATACTCAAGATGGCGTACAAAGCCGCTGGTGCCGATTATAAAGATGTCAATGACGGCAACATGAACAGCGAAGAATTAAACACTACAAATAAAACAAGCCCTGTTGCTAAACCAAAACGCAACAAATATGGCGTATAAATTCTTGACAAAGTTATAAAATAGTATAAAATATAGTATCACCTAGGAGATACTATGATCATTGGCTTCGTTGGATTTATCGGTTCGGGCAAAGATACTGCCGCAGACTATCTTGTTAACTTTCACGGATTCCGCCGTGATTCATTTGCTAATACACTTAAAGATGCTGTTGCCGCAGTATTTGGATGGGACAGAACCCTGTTAGAAGGCCGCACCAAAGAAGCCCGTGAGTGGCGTGAGCGTGTAGATCCTTGGTGGGCAGAACGACTCAATATGCCTAACCTAACTCCTCGATGGATTTTGCAATACTGGGGTACAGAAGTTTGCCGACAAGGTTTTCACGACGACGTTTGGATTGCCAGTTTAGAAAACAAAATGCGTAAGACCAGTGATAATATTGTTATTTCAGATGTGCGATTTCCTAACGAAATTAAAGCCATTCATAACGCAGGCGGCAAAGTAGTGCGAGTAGTTCGAGGTGCTGACCCAGGGTGGTATCAAGATGCACTTAATGTAAATGCTGGTCCAACAAATATGTCATGGGCTATCAGCAAAGCACGTATGGAAGCACTAAAAATTCATGCCAGCGAAACAGCATGGATAGGTCGAGGAATAGACTGCGAAATTGATAACAACGGCAGTATTGATGATTTATTCTCGCAGATTAGAAATCTGGTTGAAGATCAGCTCGTCGCCAGTTAAATCCTTCTTTAGCTAGTGTGCGTTGACAATTGGCACATATACACTTAAGATTAGTAAGTTTAGTATTGTTTAAGTTTCCGTCCATGTGAAAGACGTTAAACTGCTCTCTGTGTTTGCTTTTAAAGCCACACTTATCACAAGAGTTACTTAACCTAAATCCATCTCTATACCATTTAGGGATACCCTTACTTACTCCGCCAATAAGACATACTTCGCATTTTTTGCGATAGTATGTTTTACCATTTTTATGGTAGTTAATAGCGGCGGGTCTAAAACCGCAAATGCATAATGGTCTGGGCATACTGTATTTATGCTCACCTTTTTAACCCCTTTTCATAGGTGTATTACGGGTCCATTTTAGAAAAAACCGCTAAATAAAAGTATAATGAAACCCCATAGGAGAGTTTAATATGGCATTAACTTCACCAGGCGTAGAAGTCAAAGTTGTTGACGAA